TTGCTCAGGGTGCCGATAGCTCCGATAGCTGCGGCGCCTGCCCCAATCCATGCTGCCGGCATATCATTCTCCCTTCGCGATCAGCACTTCGTCTATGCTATCGCGGTCCGTTTCAGTCGTACCGTGGACGCAAAGCCAGACAATATCCGTCAGGGCTTCGATGCGATGCTCGACGCCTGCCGGGACGATCATGACAGACGGAGCTTCGTGTTCTTCCACTTCGTTGGCGTACGTGACGCGGACTTTGCCGGCGCACAGGACGCTGTAATGTTCATAGTTGTGCCTGTGCGATCCGATGACGTAACCCGCCGGCGCGCGCATGCGGCGCATATAAACCGGGTTGCCTTCAGTCGGAAAGTAGTGTATCACGCCCAGCGTGTCGTCCAAAGTCATCGCTTGTACCGCCGTTCGTAGTCGTGGGTTTGCAGGCACACGACCATGACGATGTAATCCTGATCGCTGTTGTTGACTACAGAATGGTTGACCGTGTTCACGAACCGATGCACGTCCCCCGGCCTGTCCTGTATCGATTCGTCCTTGTAGCAGAACGACGCGCCGGGCGCGCTCTGGATACACACGTTGAACTTGTCGTAATAATCGACGTGCCAGCTCTTGTCCACGTGGGGGTGGATCTGTTTCCCCGGCTGTACGCGCCAGATCATGATGTCGCCAATTCGCTCTGCCTCTACGTGGCGCGCGAGGTCGAACACGATTTTGCGGATAGCGGGCAGTGCGTAGTAAGCGCCGTACCAGATCGAATCGTGCTCGTCGTTGAATCCCTTCCAGTTGCCTGACGCTTCGTACGCGGTGCGGTCATTCAGGCGCACCCAGATATCATCCGAGTCCCGGTGAGGACCGTTCGGTCCAAGGCGTTCCGTGAATTCGTTCCACAGGTTCGGGTTCTGGTGCAACTGGAGGGCGAGAGGCGCCACGTCCACGCCCTGCGCGACTTTCAGGAAGTTCTTCATGCCGGGAAGTTAGACCAGAAATTCTGCGGCGGGGAACCGAACATCTGGGCCTGTTGCTGCTTGTTCTGTATGGACTGCGAAGTCACAGCAGCCGCCACGTTCTGCGCCGAGGGAGAAGTGATGTTCCCTATCCCCATCGTCGCAGGACTCATCTGATTCGCCATTGACGCCAACTGGTTCCCGAAATGGCTAAACTGGCCGCCTTGTTGCTGCTGGAACTGCTGCATATACTGACCGGCGGAAGGCGGGGGGCCTGAGCCGCCTCCGCCGCTGGTGTAACCCCCTCCGCCTGACGTGCCGCCGGAAGACGAGGACGCACCGGGTTTCTTGTCGAAGCCCGTACCCGTAAACCCCGTCATCTGTTTGACAGGATCGACGCCTGTGATCGCACCGACAGGGTTAATAACGTCGTCCAGAAAGCCCATTTAAAGCACCTTTGTGTAGACCCGCTCCAGTTCCGAAAAGCCAAGGCGTTCCAGCAGGCGGTAGAATGGGTTGCGCGTCGTCGCCGTCGTGATGAACCGATTAACGCCGGCCTCGCGAAGCGCGCTTTCCGTAAATTTCAGGAATTTTACGCCGTTAAACCCTTTTCGGGCACTGCGCTTCAGGTACAGCATGCAGGTTATGCCGACCAGGGTGTTTTTCTGCTTCCATGATCGGGTAAGCCTGACGCAGTGGTAGCCAACCAGCGCTCCGTTTTCACGCGCTACGGTCACGTGGAGAGACGGCGCCGCCTGCTCAAACGCCGCATAATCAACATCAAGCCCGTCTTCGTGCCCCGTTTCAGCCCAGTTGGCGCCGTACAGAAGTTGCATCTCGTCAACCACGTCCAGATACGCCTCTACCGAGAATTCCAGACTCACAACGGACCTTCCGCGAGGTTGGGCAACTCCAGCTGGTAGAAACGAACCTGAAACCCGCCGATGTAAAGCAGCGAGAACGACCGGCGCCGCGCTGCCGCGCACCGCTTGAGCATGGATCGGGGCGCCCCCAGCGCGACAGGCCGGAAGGAACCGAAACTCACGAAATCGTTATCCGAATAGCCGACGTAGGCGGTGTCCTGCACCTTGTCCGCGATGACTTCCAGGTGAGGGAAAAACTTCTCCTTATTGGAACCGAAATCCCCCGCATTGGTGCGCAGCAGCCCGTAAATGAACATGCCGTTGTCGCTCGACACGCCTTGCTGCATCTGGTACGTAGTACCGCTAGTGGCATCCAGGAGAAAGTCCGTATTGTTCGCGAATGCGTAGAACGACGGGCTGAAAAAGTTCTGGATGTACGGCGTGATCGTCAGGTTGCCAAGTCCCGTTTGCGAGCCGGTTCCCGCCCGTTCGTTGTTGATGATGAACGAATTGATTGGCGCACTGTTTATGCCGCCCGCGAGCACTGCCGAACCCACCGAATAGGTGATCGTGTTCGAATCGATTACGTTTATCAGAAACGAGCCCAAAAACATGCTGGCCGAATTCGTGCTCGTAACCTTGACGATGGTCGGGTTGCGCAACCCGTGATTGGGGAGCGTAACGGTGACAATACCGTCTGTAATAGTGGCGGAAGTCGCCGCCTGAGAAGCACCCAATGCAGTGCTAGACCAGCGGGACCACATGCCCGCCTGAGCGTTGTAGACAAGCGTGCAGTTGCTCGTTCCGAGCGTCAGGACGTAGAACGTGCCCCCGTTCACCTCGATGTAGTAGGCGTAGACCGTCGCCAGGTTGTCGGCGTTCAGGATCTTTTCGATAAACTCATCGGAAATCGCCTGTGGCGAGAGGCCGTTCATCATGTAGACCTTGCGGCCCTTCTGATGCGTCTGGCCAACCCAGAATATCGTGTTCTCGGTCGCTACCAGCGAGTTACCGGATGCGCAGCCAACGTTCACAACAGCCGAAATGTTCGGCAGAAGGGGGGAGCCCGGAGGCGTGTTGCCAGCGTCGTAGAAGAACGTAGCCGAGAACTGACCGAACGAAGCGACATAGTTGTACAGACGCGCGACTGCCGCGCCGGGGTCCGGCGAGAGGCTACCATTGATCGTGTTGAGCGCGTTCCACGTCGCAGGAGTGTTCAGATTGCTGTTGGTCAGGATTCCGCCTGGCGTCAGCACGAACACATACCCGTCCAGCCACGCCACGCCGGGCACCGTGGTAGCGGGGTAGTTCGGATCGGTGACAGCGGTCAGCGTAACGCCATTCCACGTGTAGGCGTTCGTGTTGTTCTTCAGGAATACGGCTGTGCCGCCCTGACCCGTAAGCGTGAACTGGTATTGGCTGTTTCCGTTCACCGTGCCTTGCGAAACGCCGTTCACGTAAAACGTCGTGCCGATAATCGTCAGCAGCGTTGCGCCGAAAGCGAACGCGCCGAGTCCCGCTGCGGGAGTGACCTGATACACCGACTGGACGCCAAACCGCCGTTCGGAAAACACCCGACCGTCTGAGTTTTTCGTTGCGTAATAGTTGTACATGATGGCGTCTGCCGCCATCGTGGAATCACGCGTCGAGATGGTTTGCGCCCAGGGGATGCGCGGCGTATCAGCCATCAGTAGCGCCCCGACATACGGGTTCCGCCCCGGTAATCCGGCGCGAAGAAGGTGGAGGCATCCTCTTGATCCCAGTTCAGCATATCTTCCAGATAGCGGTTCGCGTTACGCTCAACACGGGCCGCAACGGGTTCAGGGACGAAGTATTCCGGGATCAGTTGCTCCGCAAGACCCCATTTCAGGGCGTTCAGCCACTCAATGGGGAAATCGAAGCTATCCGTCGAGTTAATGACATCCGCAATAGGCCGCTGGCACGTCAGGATAACCACGTTCGGAATCGCATTCGGCGCGAGATACAGACTCAACACGCCGTTATTGAGTTGCGGATCGTAATAGTACGAATTGGGCGTGCCCTGCGCGGACTTTTGCCCTAACTGGTCGTATTCCTGCCTCGACATCTGGATCAGCGGCACTTCAAGCGGAAAAGGACCACTGTCCGCGTACTGGACGCGTGCCATCGGGATGCGCAGCACGCGATATGCCTGCAAACCGGGCGTGGGTGACGTTGGGCCGATCAGATACTGGATCTGATCTTGTACTACCGTGAAACTCAGATCCGTCACGCACCAGAGTGGGTAATTCTTGCTCATCCAGTACTTGATCATCAGATTCAGCGCCTGCGCGGCGTTCTGAAGATCCGTTTGCGGGGGCGGCGTGTCGTCATTGAACTGCCCGATCAGGCGGAACGCCGCCTGAATCAGGGTTTGCTGATTGACCGAGTATGTGTAGGTTGCCATTAGCTGTACTCGTAGATGATACAGACGCCGGGGGCACCCGCGCCGCCGGGGCGCGCTGGCGAGCTTGCGCCGTTGTTGGCGCCGCTACCGCCTGCACCGAAACCGCTGGCCGGATTACCGACGTTGAAGGGTGCCGCAGCGGCCCCGCCCGCACCGAAGTAGCCATCGCCCCCCGGTCCAGACACGGAAGGTATGGTCAGATTGGCTGCATTGAAGCTGGGGCCGGGGATGCCTACAAGATTCAGGAACCCACCCGTTGCTGTGCCGCCCGCGCCGCCGCCCAATACATAGTTCACTGTGGATGGGCCGACGGGGGAAATCGTGCCCGGTTGACCGCCGCCAGCGGTTGCCGTAAGAAAGGTGCTGTTGCCGCCTGCTGTACCCACCGTTCCGGCTACACCCGTGCCGCCGGCGCCGATTGTCGCTGTAGCGCCGGAGAAACCCGTGGTGAAGCGCGCCCGCACCCACCCGCCCGATCCGCCCCCGGACCCTTGGCCAATCTGGTTTGAGAGCGTAGCCGCGCCGCCCCCACCGCCCCCACCACCTCCCACAAGGTCAACGATAATGCTGTTCGTGCCGACAGTCGGCGTGTAGACGCCCGTGGCCGTAATCACCTGAACACCGATCAGCGTTCCGGGGGGCGTGGTTGCAGCCTGAAACAGACGCAGTTCGGCAGCGACGACGCATTGTTCGAAGAAATCACCCGCGTTCCAGGACTGCGCCAGCGTCCCGTCTTGCGCGCGAGTAATCGAGACGATGTTGCCGGCCACGGCTGTCGCCAGAACGATTTCTTTCAGCGTTTGCGTTGCGGCATCGGTCAACGTAGCGTAAAACGCCTGACCCGGACCCGGATTCGGGAACAGCGCGGCTTGGCCTACGTTCAGCGTCAGAGACGTAGACGCATTTGTAATCGGCGCGGCCAGTGTTCCGACTGCGTTGTTGGCGTACAGGAGTTGGGTTGCCATTATGCGTACTCGTAGACAATGCAGACGCCGGGGCGGCCTGCGGCGCCCGCCTGCGCGGCCTGCGAATTGCTGTTGACAGCAGACGAAGCGCCCGCACCAAAGCCGCTACCCTGAGTCGCTGCGCCGGTAACAGTGTTCTGGTTTGAACCGCCTACCCCAAGCATGGAGTTAGCGCCAGGGAAGGACAAAGCCTGCGCTGAACTTAGCACGATGCTTGGCGTCGTCCCTGCGCCTGCGACTGACGCAAGCGTTGTGCCTCCGCTGATCGTCGGCGCGGCTGTCTGCGCCGCGCCTGCCACGATGCCGCCCCCGGCGCCTGTCGCCGGGCTGCCACCGGAAGGGTTACCGCCGGGGCAAGAGATGAGAGCGCCAAAACTGGAGGTTGCGCCCGCCGTGCCGGTGTTCGCGCCTGCCGCGCCTCCGTTGCCTACCGCGCCGATAGTCACCGTGACACCGGAGAAGCCCGTTGTGAAGCGTACCTTTGCATAGGCGCCAGCGCCCGAACCGGTAGAGGCCGAAACCGTGGCCGCCGCCGTGGCCGCGATACCTCCTGAACCGCCGCCAGCGGCTTGCAGTTCAACGATTACGCTGTTTGTACCTGTGGTCGGAGTGTACGTACCTGTCGCGGATATAACCTGCACGCCGATCAGGCGCCCCGGAAACCCGACCAGGGTTGCGCCTGTTGCGGTGACCGTTCCCGTGAACGTCGGATTGTTGCTCGTTGCCGCCCCGATCCCCAACGGTGTTTCCGCCAACCACACGTCCGTAGAGCCGTCCGTCAGCAGCGTGACAGCGGTCGAGTTGTTCGTACCTTGGGGCAGCACAACGCCCGTTCCCGTTGAGCCGCCAGCGCCGTTACTGATCTTGACCGTGACGGTAAAAGCGCCCGTCGTGTTGTTCACGAACTCCGGACGACGGGACGCGTTGTTGAAATTGCCGTTCGCGAGGATATACGTGACGTTGCTGGTCAGTATGCCCGTCATGGTGATCGTGCGCTGCCCCGGTGGTACGTCCACGGCCTGCACCGTAGCGCCCGTTGTGTACCCCGTGCCGCCGTACAGAACTTCGATGCCGCCCGACTGTACAACCCCACCGATTACGTTTGTGATGCGGACGCGCGCGTCAAAATTTCCACCCGACACTAGCAGCATGTCGCCCACGGCGTAGCCTGTACCGCCGGAAATAACCGACACTACGCTACTGATTACGCCGCCAATCGTGAAAATAACGAACTGGACGCCAGTCCCCGTCACCGCCTGGTTGTACGTGCCGCCGGTGATGTGAAGCGGGACGTTTGCGGAAAAGCGGATAATCTGCTGATTGACGAAAGCATCCGTTGCCAGCTGCGTGCTGTTCTCTACGCCGTTACCCGTTACGCCCGTCACCGTAGCTGCAACAGTTGTTGTCGCAATGGTGCTACCAGTGATCGCGCCGCCAGTGTACGAAACACCAGACAGACTGCCCGATGTCGCATGCACTGCGCTGACGGTCGGATTCGGGTAAGTGCCGGAGAGGTCCCCGCCAGCGGGACCGCTGGGCGGAAGCGTGCCGATAAGTGGCCCGAGCACGCCGGCCAGTTGCAGCATCGAGTATTGGGCGAGCGTCGGGACGCTATTGACGATCTGGTAACCGACGACAATATCCCCGCTCTGCAAAGGCAGTCGGGGAGTGGGAAATTGTCCGAAGTTGATTGACACCGGCGATTCCTATGGAATGAGTGGGCCGCCTTCCGTATAGAACACAGTCTGCTGGTCCTGAATCTCCAGTTCCTGACCAGGAAGCCCCGGCTGTACCGATGCGAAGACGCCCTGCGGCAACACACTGGTCGGAAACGCAACCATAATATCGTTGACGAAGTCTATCAGAAACTCACCGTAGAAATCGGTGATAGCGTCCGTGACCGGGTTGACCACGAACTGGGGCGCCACGTCCGGACGACTCCACGGCACGGCTTGCGGGTCGGGGATGCCGCGAACAAAATCCTGCGGCTGGCGAATGTTCCAGTCCTGCCGGCACGTCATCACGCCATCCCATCGGAGTTTCAGATCCGTGGAGTGGTACTTCATGCCGCACACGTCGCATATGGCTAACCAGCTGCCTTTCTTCCAGAAGTCTGCGCGGCCCATCGCGCCTCCTTAGGCCGGTTTCAGCAGTTTCTTAAGTTTTAGGATCACGGTCCATGCGGCGTAGGTAGCAGGCGAACCGCTAGTGGACATCCCCAGCCCGCCCGTCGCGCCCGCCAAACCCGTCGGCGAATACATACCACCGAAGAACTCGAAAAACTTGTTCGCACGGCCAATCATGCTGTACGCGATGGAAGGCGTAGTCGCGTCCCAGAACAGGTCCACGCGCATCTGTGATTCCGTCTGCACATCCCACTCGATCCGCTCAATAGTGAAGCCAGTCGGGCGCTGCCCGGTTGCCTGATTCACGAATCCCACATTAGCCGGAAGAATGATCTGGGTGTACGCCAGATCCGTACCGCCCGTACCCGGACTCGCGCCTGTCGCACCGTTGTTACCTTCGATCCAGAGGATCGTATTGCGCGGCCCATCTTCCATCTGGCGCACTACAACGCTTGCTGCCATGATCTTTCCTTTAGACGCCCAGCGTCACGTTAATCCGCAGTTGGACGAGATCCGCCGGCGCAACCGCGAACGTGCTTACCAGCGACTGGCCTTGCAGTTCGGCGCTTACCGCGCTGCCATCGCTCATCGCGATCTGCACGATGCGAACCGGCATGGTAGAACCCGGCAACCCCTGCGCAATGAACAACGGCGCAAGCGCCGTCGTAAGCGAAGTGGTCTCACCGTCTCCGATCAGCGGAATGTTAAGCACAACCGGAGACGTGATCGCCATGATTAACGTTCGCGGAACGCGCCAACGAAGTCTACCGAGGCCGTCTTGATCGTTGTCGTACCCGCCTGCAACGCGACCACGGGGGCCAGAACCGTGGCCTGAAGCGTCGTGATAAGCGGCGCCGTGCTGATGATGTTCGGCGCACGGTTCGTCGAATTGGCTGCGCCCGTTCCGCTTTGCGGAATGTAGCTGACCAGCGACGGCGCAACCGAACCCGTGATCGTGACGCCTTGGAGCGTGTTACTCGCCCCGCCCGTCACATGGATGCCAACTTCGAAGAAGACGTTGTTCGCGAGCGTAATCGCAGAGACGGGAAACAGCGTAGTGGTCGTCACGCCGTTGTTCGCAACGTTCAGTGCGAGTTGCGTGCTGCCTGACGCCTTCGAAATCCACATGCCGTTAGCGGGGGCCGTGAACGGCGTCGCGGTGATCGGCATGAGGCCGGCGACGAACGCCGAATTCAGAACGTCCGACAGCGAAAGGCGCGCGACGAAATACGTTTTCTTGCCCGCCACAGGCGTGAAGCCAACTTGCGTACCTTGAATCTCTTCGAATTCAGCAGCTACGGCAGTGGTCGTCAATACGACCGTACCGCCGTCCGCAGAGCCGGCGGTAGCCGTGCCTGTACCTGTTACCGTCCAGCCGGAGGTAGCGGCAGGCAGGATATCGAAATCATCGAAACGCCGATGATAATAGAACGGATTGGGCAAACCCATGCCGCCAAAGAACTGCCACGGGGCACTTACCGAAAGACCTTGAGGGAAACGCGAGGGTGCAGCCATTATTTAACTCCGTCGAATCGCTTTTTACCAGCGCCTGAAAGGTAGGCGTGACAGGCGGCATCCGTGCCCGGCACGCTGGAAGGATTCTTCACCACGCCTTTCGGAGTGGAGATGACTTTACTGCGATCAGAACCGCCAACAATGCGCGCGGCGTCCTGAAGTACATCGGGGCGGTTCTTCTTGTTGCTCATGTCAGTACACCGTTTTGCGATGCTTGATACGGGAGGCCGGCGACGTTTTCTTCGCCGCGCCGCGCGCGGGCTTCGATACCGAAAGAAGCTTTTCCGGGCCGTCCATGCTGATCGACCCCTTAGCCTTCATCTTCTTTTTCGGCTTGTGGTCAGTCGGCGTGTTGATGTTCGCCTTGCGAGATTTCATGAACCTCTCCTCTGTGGAGTCGGATGTATTCTATCGCTTTTCGGATGCGCTCAGGGTCTTCTCCGAAAGCGCCTAGAGCGGTATTACACGTGGAGCAGAGGAGCCCTCGCACTTTGCCTGTCTTGTGGCTGTGATCGACTGCTAGGCGTGTTCTCGTGCTGCCGATAAACATTCTTTCCGGCCGTTTGCAGATGGCGCAAGCTCCATTCTGAGCTTTCAACATCGCATCATACTGTTCGTCCGTGATGCCGTACTTCCTGCGTAGATTCGCCTTGCGAGAGGCCCGGTTCCCGTACTCTTTCAATGTTTCGTCACCGCGCTTCGGCAGTTCGACTACGCGCCATTCGACATTGTCAGGGCCCCAAATCGCTTTGGTGTCCTTCCGGCACAGCCTATAGCCGGGTCCGGGGCTTGCACCTACGTCAGCCTTGAACCGCTCAAACGAATTCCATTCCGTAACTCGCTTGTGCTTCTTGTTCGCCCACGTGTTGTACATCTCATTGCCCTCTCGGGCCTCGATAGAAACGTTCTCGCGTTTCCATTCGCGTACGTAATGGGGTTTACACCATCCACGAACTTTGGCTTCGCGGTCACAGCCTTCGATCATGCACTTCATTTGGAGACTCCTTGCGTTAGGAGTCTCCATCTTACTTACCCTGAAATACTTCGTCAACTACTTTGTGAAATATTTCATGCTGCTCGAATTCGAAGTCAGAATCTACTCGAATTCGAGCTCAGCTTACGGGCCCTGTACGCCGAAAACCCCACGCCAGTCGGCCATGCCGACCGAATAACGTTCGTACGCCTTGTACTTCATATTGCCTGAGTCGAAGTCCCCGTCGTCGGCGTATTTAATCGGATTACGTTGGAACAAGATAGGTCCTTGTTTTGCCATGATATTTGTACGCACGAAGAACGAATGCGGTGCGGTTAAATACCTATTCATTTTTATGCCCTCGGGGAACATATTAAGGTATTTAAGCGCATTAATATCGTTATTCGCGGTTCCGGATTGGAAAGTGCTCTTCAGAATCCGCTGCGCGTTGAACATTTCCTGCGCCGGCACGATCAGCGAACGAGGCATCAACGAGATGCGATTGCCACGGTCATCCGTCGTCAACCACATCTGGATCGTCAAGTCCTCCAGTGCGGCTTCCGAGAGGTCAGCCGCGACCGTCAACGTGTTCGAACCCGTACCGCCGCCCTGAAGCGGGTGCGCGGTATTGATCAGCGAAACGCCGTCAGAACCGTTGTTCGTGAACATGTTGTTGTAGAAGTTCGCGACGATCGTTTCCTTCGTCTGACGGAAGGAGAAGCCGAGCGCTTCAGCACGTTCAGCGGCCACCTGCGGGTACAGGTTGTCGTCGATTTCTTCCTGCGTGACGATGTAGCCGAGGCCGTACGCGATGTGGATGAAGCGGGTAATGAAACCCTGCCATTCCGAATCGTAAGTCGTGGGCGTGCCTTCGGGCTTTGCGGGCGCCGGGGCGTAACCTACGATCTGCACGATTTCTTCGTACGCTTTCTTCGACGAGAACACGTCTACGAGTGCCTTCCATTCCTGGTTGGTCTCGTTGTAGCCCCGGCCAAAGGTTGCGAACAACCCCGGCCAGAGTAGTTTCGGCTCGCTGCCGGTTGTAATTACACCGCCTGCCATAGTATTTCTCCCTGATGGCC